GTTATTCTTAAAGAATTGTTTCTTCCCAGTAATCACAACGTAATGTAAACCCTTCGATACGGTAAATATCGTTAGAGCTGTAATCAGTGTCAATCGCTTTGATTGGAGTAGTTGGGAAACAAATTGGTGCTTTAACTTGACGGAAGATATCTCCGTTTTTATTAAAGAAGTTAATAATCATTGGTCCGCCAGTGTAGTTTTTCTTCAATCCCATACGTCCAGTTAATGGATCGTAGATTAAATCACACCACTTACGTAGTGCTTTGTAAACGTACATACTGTTTGACTCGTTTAAGTTAACCTCGAAGTCAAGCGCAATGTCCATAGTAGTTTCTTCAACAACACCACCAGCAAACGAACGTTTAGCTGATTTGTATTTTTGCTCAACTACTGCTGGCATTTTGTTTGTTTCGATTCCACTAACCTTCAAAACGTTCTCCATTACAAGCGTCCAATCTGAGACGCCTGCTGGAGGTTGTAATGTTATTTCGAACTGTGAAAAATAAACCGGTTCAAATTGGTTCATCGCAGCTTTCGAATTTCTATAATGTGGTAATCCTGCCATAATTTAGTTTTATTATTTTCTTAAAGTATATATCTTATTAAACCGCAGCAAATCCGCCAGAAGCAATTGCGCCAGTTTTAAGAACTGTAATTCTGCTAATAAATTTCTGTAACCCACGAGCTGGTTCGATACCAATATCTAAGATACCAAAGTTTTGGTCGATTAATTCAGCTGTGTTGTTTGTTTCATCCATGATTACAGAGTAAGCGTAGATACCACCACCAGTACGAACCACATCAAGATATGTTTCAACTAATGTACGGATTTCTAATCTTGTAGAAGCATCATTAAATTCGAATAAGTAGTTTTGTAAGATCTCAATTACAGCTTCCTCAATTGTAATCAACAAGTCTCTAACGTGTAAGTTATTAAATGCTGATAACGTTCTTTGGTAAGCAGATTGGTTTGCATAAATCATCGGACCTACATTACGTACTACAACGATTGGGTTAATACCTATTGGTTCTAAATGTTCTCTATCTTTAAGTAAGAAGTCATATTCCATACCTACGAACTTAGGGTTAGAGATTACACCACGTCTTGGACCAGCAACGATTCCGTATGGTTCACCATTGATGAATTTACGAACGAAGTTGTTTGATACATCGGCAGCAGGTGGAATACTCTTATTTTTACCATCCTCACGGATAATAATGTTAGGAGAGAATACACCAATAAATTTAGCACCGTTATCTTCATCAGGTAATCCCCAAGTATAACTTGGTCCTAATGATAAGTTACCTCCTGTAGCAATATACTCAGTGTTTAAAACTGGTTTAGGATTTCCAGCATTTGCATCAGGAACTTCAGTGAATCGTGGATCTGTACTTGCTTGGAATTCTGCCATAGATGGAGAGTTCAAGATTGCCATACATTGTTGACGATTCTTAGCCAAACGACTTAAGTATTGTTTTGGACCCATGTGAGGCTCAAGACCACCGTTAAATGTATCAACGATATAACGGAATTGGATAACATCACGTGAAGTTAATGTATCACCAACATTTGTTAATTCTAATACACTTAAGATTTTTTCAAGTTGTGCAGGAGTTCCAGGTAAATGGAATTCTGTCATTTTGAAACCAGAGAATGCAGTAAATTGGAAACGGTCAACAAATTTCTGAATTGGTGTAAATCTTGTTACATAATCAATACCAGAATCTGATAATAAACCAGGAACCTCAAGTAATGTATACTCATAGTAAGGTGTTCCTAAAGCAGGATCAAGCTTTTTAACTTTAGTAATTACTCTAGTTAATTTAGGATCATTCAAGTTTGCATTAACGATAAAGTCACCAACTTCAATTTTGCTTGCGTTAGCAGCAGATAAGTTGAATTTTTTACCACCTCCAAATAGTGTTCCTTCAATAGCAACGTTTTCTTGGATGTTTTTAGCAAGAGATGAATAAATTACGTAATCAACTTTACCAGCATTCGCGTTAGTTACAATGTTTGAACCCTCATAAGTACAATCCAAAGCAGCAAATGTAGAATTTGCTCTTGTAAGTAATGTTGTGTCAGTAAATTGACGTAAGTAAGTTCCGTTTAAACCGTAAGCAACTCTAGAATATGGAGTTACAAATGTTCCCCAGTTTCCTTCAACGTTTAAGTATCCGTAGTTAGAAGCACCCGAAGCATATTTAACTCTGTCACCATCAACAATTAAACTTCCTTTAATATTTTTTGCTAATTTAGAATCTGGGTAAGATTCAATGTAAGCAAACTTAAGGATATCTGTTGATAATAAAGTGTAATCACCAACTGTAATAGTAGCAGCTATTGAAGCAGGGTTACCTCTAAATACACCACCACCTGGTAATGTTACACGAACAACATCAGTTGTTGCTGCACATGTGTCAAACGGGTTAGTGTTATCGCCAGCAGCATTACGAATCATTACTTTTCCAAATGGAGCAGTTCCAGATTCAAATCCAACAGCAGCAGTTGCACCATTTTTTACAATGTACCAACTTCCAGCAATTGCTGCTGCAGCAGTTTCATTGTAAAGAGTAACTAAGTTTTCAGCGCCAGCTGTAATAGTTTGTCCTAAACCTTCAATTGAATTTAATTCAGATTGAGGAGATAAGATATAACCAAAAGTACTCGGCACAGCTCCAACAGACAAGTCTGGGAATAAGTATTCAGCTACAGCTGCAGTTGTATCAAGCAATGTAACTTTAATATCAGAAGGTTGTAAGTAAGCAGAAAATTCATCAGAAGCAAATCCAGCTACACAAGTTTTTGATTGAAAGAACGGTGCACCAACAGTTAAACCAGTTGATTTAACAGTAATAGGTGTAGTTGAGCCAATAGCTGGAGATGAAGCAACTTCAAAGTATTTAGCATATCCAGGAGCTTCAATTAAAATGATATCACCTGCGTTTATAGAAGGTCCTACTTCTAGAGAAGCAACTGTGAATGTAACGTTTGCTGCAGGTACTCCACCTACTTGAGCTTGAGGTATTATAATAGGATCACTTACTTGATATCCTTTTCCAGCAGCAAGTACTGTAACGGTTCTTCCACCTGTAGAGCTATAAGCAACTGTAAATGTTGCACCAGTACCACTACTTGTAGATGTAGACGTTGCGGTATATGAAATAGGAACAAGCGAAGCAGGAGAAATTGTTAAAGCACCAGTACCAGTTCCTATGAAAGTAGTTGTATCAATTGTTATAACATCTGTTAATTGATATTTTGTACCAGCAGCATTAAGAGTAACACTAGATACAGTACCACCAGCAGCAACAACAACATTAAATGTTGCACTAATACCATTTCCTGCTGATGTAGAAGCAACAGCGGTATAAGTTCCTGGAGTTGCACCAGCTATAGTATTAGTTACAGGAGCAGATATAGTAGCAATAACTTGTCCTTTTGGTGTTGTTTGTGCTGTAGCACTAATTGTTGCAATACCGACTTCGTCAAGATTAACAACATCAATTACGTTTGCAGCAGTCGGTATAAGAGCAGCTACAGTTTCAGCAATATACTTATCTTCAGCAACACCGTTGATTGATTGATAGTTAT